ACACCAGGGTTCTTACCAGAGTTTATTCATATAAAGACCGACACTGATAGACCTTTTTATATTCTTAATCCAGAAACGGGTGAACGTACCTTTATGAATACCCGAGTTGCCTATTGGAATGAAAGAGACTGGCATGGTGGATTACCTATTCATCGCCCTACATATACTTTACGAGTAAATGGCTACTTCACAGATGAATTTAAACGAAAAGCAGGGATGCCCGTATAAATGAGTTACGATATCGAAAACTTATTTCCGACTCCTATATACAGTTGCGTCATAGAGAATCAACATGCCGTTCAATTAGAAATCGCCAATGCGTTATTGAATGTGAAATATGACGACGCTTATCATTATAACAATTGGGGTAATACATTTGAAACTACAGATCCTACTGTGGACATAATTGTAGAAAAACAGTTAACAAATCTCGATCAAGCGATTCATCAAAACTTAGAACAATACTGTACTGAACTTAGATTTGATATGCGTAAGTATCGAAGAACCTCTTGGATTGTTAAAAATTCAACGGGCGGACATACAATGTGTCATACACACAGCGAGTACGATATTGCCGGAGTATACTATTATCAAACTAATGAAGCTGATGGTGAAATTTATTTCGAGTCGCCAGTAAGTTCGGCAGTATCTTCACTGTGCTATCAAAGGTATGCAGAAAAATATCAACATAAGCCTGTAGCCGGAAAGCTGTTGTTATTTCCCGGTTGGCTAGCACACGGTGTTAAGACAAACACTACAGATACTGATAGGATCAGCGTAGCATTTAGTATCGGATTTGTACGTTAAGGTAGTTCGTCAATTTCGATGTACTTGCCAGTAATGCCTTGCTTAGTAGCGGCATCCTCTATTAGCTTCTTCCATCCATCTAACGCATCATGTCGTGCTATAATCATATGCATACGATCTTCGTTGCTGTTGTTAATTACAGAATGATGATAGTGTAAATTCATAGCATAAACACCACCGGGCTCCATAATTATTTCTTCACCATCACCCCAGATCCATTTACATCCTACAGGATTATTAAGAGCAACATTTATATTTTCTATTAGCTTTATGCTAGAGTCACTATGTAATGCAATCTTTCCGCCTGCACGTAACAACATAAATCTAACACGCCCGTATTTGTTACAGGGAAATACTTCTGTAAGCCATTTAGTTGTTACTGGACAAGACTCTGCTATCTCGGTCCAACGCATATCATTACTAGCATCTTTACCTTTTTTGTAGCCGTAGACATCGTAGTTCTCATGCTTATCCCAACCAAGACCATGTATAGTTAAACTTTCCCAACCGTGTGAATCTTCGTCTCCTCTGTGAGGACTAAATTTATCAAGTAGGGCAAATGCTTCTGCACACATCTCTTTATGTGGAAGTGCTATATCTAATTTTAGATAACGCCCATCTGATTGAAAATATTCTTTCATTAGTTAACTCCAAGCGGCCTTTCGCTAGTGTGTTTCCAATCCTCAGTGTGCCACTCTGGGGTTTTTAATTCTTTAATGTCTGTATAGGCAAAATTACTAGCTAGGTCTACACGCTGATCAGTTTTTTTAACTTTCCAAAATCCGTCGGCTGCTCTAGAAGTTATTATAACTGTTATGTTCGGATCTTTATTTTTAAGTTTTTGTAGTAGATTGTTTTCACAACTAATACGATATTTTAAACTTGAACTAGCAATAAAAGGTGAATGATTGTATAGGTCGCTTAGATTTAACAATGTTTTCTTGCCGGCTTCTAACCAATCAAAGTTAAAGGATGCTGTGTAGTCTATAAGGATATAGTCATAGGTTAATTTTTTAACCTTACTCCATAAGGAATCCCAATCATCGATTGTTGTTAAAAACTTCTGCCATTGCTCTGTTATTTGATCTTTATAAGTATCCGGAATATGCGGTGGGTTATTTGGCAACATAGGTTTGTGCTTCCAATAAAACTCATCATAGTCTTTTCCGTCCCATTCGTCAACCATCTTCTTCATAAACATCAAACAGTTATAGTTAATGTCTGTAAAAATTACTTTGGTATTTTCTGTAAAGCCGACTATTTCTAAATTCTTAATCCAGTTAAACCCAATACCTACACTAGCATATTGCTCAACAGGACCATCAAATGGCAAGTCTTCTCTTAGTCGATCTGAATTCCAGCCTGCAAAGAAATTCATTCCAAAAAATTGATAGTACTTTATATCTGCTAGTTGTCTTAGGAAAACATGATCATGTTCATAGTACAGATATTTTTTACTATCACGAATTCTTCGAGTCAATGGAATTAATAGTTTGTCATTTTCTAATCCAACATTTAGTATATTCCAGCCATGTAGTTTAACTGAATATGTTTTAAGCTCAGTACCCTTTTTCATCCAAGCAGGTATTTCCGGGTCGCCGTGTAAACATTCTTCACTACGAATAGGAGCAAGCTGTTGATACTCTACCCATTCTTCATTGCCTACTATAGGATATCCTAATTCTTTATACTGCTCAAGATTGATAACATAAAATTGTTGATGTAATTCAAAACAGGCATTTTTCTTATAATAGGAATGGTCACCTCTATCTAATATATGACCTGCTATAAAGAATTCTTCATTGCATTGATCTTCAACTGCATCAAATAGCCTATCTGATAATCCTAAACTAGTACCAGCTGAAATAAGAACTGCATGGGTATAACCATCATCAGCTACTGTTCTAAGTAGCTCATCTTCGTCCTTGCTGATAAAAATATCGTAATGATGTAGATCAGATCGATGTATTAGAAAATCTGTTAAATTAGCACAAATTTCTTTAGCTTCTCCGCTACGGCAATTATCTGTAATATCTAATATACAAAAAGCAATCAAACGTTGCTTTTCTGTCCGAAACTTCATTACCATGTTAATCCCTATTATAAATAGTGTCGTACAGTTATATATCTTTATTAAACAGAGGTATAATTAAATTAGAGAGAACCTGATGAATTACCATTTACATGAAAACGGTTGGGCTATCATAGTCGACGATTTTGATTTCCTAACAGCAACCAAAGAAGATATTAAACAAATATCAGATCTTTTAAAAATTCATACATTAGTTGCATTTAAAGATCAATCATTGACTATTAGAGATCAAATAAAAATTAGCGAAATGTTTGGAAATATCAGACCCGAGTTTGAACCCGGTACAGAAGAATTCAAACATGAAAGTGCAAATTTATTAGAAGATCCAGATGGCATTGTAGTACGAGTGACTGGCGAACTTAATGAACATGGTGTTCCGGGAACTGCTGGATATGTCGACGCTATGGAATGGCATAATAATCAACCTCACAGAAATTGGAGACTACCTGGTACAATGCGCGGTCCTCTAGTTTGGTTGTATGGTGTTAAAGGTACTGTAGGATCAAGGACTAGTTATACAAATAGTATGTTAGCATACAAAGAGCTTGATCCAGAACTTAAAGAACAGATCAAGGACCTTAAGGGTATATACTACGGTGCTACTGATTTCGAAGCTACTAAAGTTGCTGGTGTAGAACAGGATCTTGAATCACCTGCACAGTCTGTAGTTATCAAACATGTAAGCGGAGAGTACGGCATTTATCATTCACATACCCAGCTTGAAAATTTTGAGGGTATGACTAGAGAAGAAAGTTTGCCTCTATCTGAAAAATTACATAACCATTTGATACAAGACAAGTACTGTTACCATCATGATTGGCAAAATGGTGATATTGTTATTGCTGATCAATGGTTTGGAATCCACAAGCGTTGGCCGTTTGAAAAGATAACAGAACGCCTATTGCATAGAATAGTATTTGGTTACGTTGATTAAATCTTAGGTGCAGAGCTTAGTTGTTCGAGGAACACATCTGCATTTAGTTTCCAAAATGTTTGTACGTGTCCTCTGTACTCTTTTTCAAAAGCTCTAGTAAGCACTCCTGTCTTTTCTAAACTAGGACCCCATACTGTATGTACTAGTCGTTGTGTTCCTACTTCGCTAGGATGACTAGTAATATACATATCACCTCGCTTATTAACCCAATCAATACATGCTGGCATTAAGTATTGTGCTGTAACATGTTGATGTGTAATAATTTGATTACGAGTGCGTAGTGTGTTTAACGGCAATAGATCTGATAGTACACAGGTTCTTGCACAAATACGATAGCCCTCATCTATACTATGTGCTGCCACGCTTCCTACAGCAACATCGTTGTAAAACAGTATCCATACACACCACTCGCGTTCATTACGAAAGCAATCTATCATAGCTTTCTGACTAGCATTGTTTACAAATGCCTTAGCTGTACAGTATCTATAGAAATCTGTTAAATCTAATTCTGGACTCCAGGGAATTATTTTATACATTCTTTTACACGTTCAATAAAATCTGCAGGATAGTTAGTACTAAAACTAGCCCAACATAGTTGATCCATGACTGCCCAGGGCTGTGGCTTGTCCCATTCTATTCCTAGTGTGCTTAGATGCTTACGCATTTCATCTTGCCTAGTAGAGTAGATATGGCTTTCAACTTCTTTTATACTAATATTCGGTTCAGTATCTCTATAGGTAAAAAAATAATTAATACTTTTCAATTTACCATTTACAATAAAGTAACTGCTAGGATGCATACTATATTTGTGCCATCCTAACTTTTTATGTGTTTTAATAATCTCAAGCATTTGTTCCTGCCAGTCTGGCAACACTGAATCATAGTTAGCCATATCACAATTTGCTTGTTCCCAAAAGTCAGGACCATCAATTTCTAAATATAGTTTACGATCTTTTAAATCGATATTTTTAATTGTAGGAACTAGGTCCGGATATGCATTACGCATTTGAGTTAGATAGTTTACTTCACGCAACCATTTCTCTTCCATTTTGGAAGGATCTATAACTTGGTTCTTACCTTTATGATATTCAGTATCATTATGGTACCATTGAACGAATACTTTTTTATCGAGGCTGATTAAACTAGTGTAAATAAGATTGTTCCGACAAAGCCCTTGTCCAGGAACATTATTGTAGTAGTATTCGTATTTCATACAATTAATTATCTATAAATTTATGGCCAAGAAAATAATATGCTAAACCAAACAACATCCTTATGTGAAACATGCTACCGTCATATACCAGCAGAACGGTTTGAAAAGGATGGAAAAATGATGTTAGGTAAAACTTGCCCAAAGCATGGATATCAAGAAGCAATACTAGATATTAACATAGACTTCTACAAAAGTCAACAATATCAAAGACGCAGGCCTAGTAGTTATTGGCTAGACATTACCAATCGTTGTAACTTAGACTGCCCCCATTGTTATCAAATGCCGGATAATAACAGCAAAGATCCTAGTATCGATTACTTGTTATCGGAAGTTATGAGTTGGCCAGATAATGGGTTGCCTGTAAGTCTAGTCGGTGCTGAGCCTACAGTGCGTCGAGACTTACCTGATTTAGTTTTGGCTATACACGCCTTGCAGACAAAGCCTAGAAATGTTATAATAGTTACTAATGGAGTATATTTGGCCAAGTGGGATTATGTTAAACGTTTTCAAGGGATACCAAATTTGAAATGGACCTTTGGTCTTAACCATCCGGACTATAACGGCGGCAATATACGTGTTAAACAAATGGAAGGGTTAGAGAACTGTATTAAATTAGGGCTAGATGTTAAGACACTAACTTATACATTGGCCAATTTAGAACAACTAACTGACGTGATGCATGAAGTACAAAAGTTTGGTATTAATGCTAGGATACAGTTGGGGGTAGAAATTGGTCGTGTCCCCGAAGGAGACTTTAAAGAGTTGTACTTGTCTGAGTTGGTTGCAGTCGCTGAACAATTTTGTTTAGATAACGGATGGTCATGGGAGCCTGATTATATAGGAGGCAACCGTACACACTTTGCTGTTAGGATAAATGGCATTGAACATAAGTTTATCAAATGGTGCGATGTAAGAACTATAGATTTAGAAGAGATACAAAGTGAGTCATGGGCAAGCATAGTGCCGGGAAAACCGATGAGCCCATTACTACATCAAGTTATATTAAGAGATCAAGCAGTTAACAAAGGACAGATGTTGTACGATACAGTACCTGAAAAATATAGACATGAATAAAATACACGATACGACATCAGTATGTGAACATTGTTACAGACATGTTCCTGCTGTTCTTTTTGAAAGAGATGGATCTATATGGCTTTCAAAGAAATGTAAATGGCATGGCGAGTCTGAACACCTGGTAGAACCCAATGCTGATTTTTATATCAATTACAAATATGATAGGCCGACAAATCATACATACTGTTTAGACATTACTAACAGATGTAATCTAAATTGCCCACATTGTTATCAAATACCAGATAACATGAGTAAAGATCCTAGCATAGAAACTATACTTGATATTATTCGAGCATGGGATGATGATGGGTATGCTATTGCGCTAATGGGTGCGGAACCTACTACCAGGAAAGATCTTCCAGAATTATGTAAAGCAATACGAGCATTGCCTGGCAAGCCCAGAGCAATTATGATATTAACGAATGGCGTATATCTGTCTGACCTTGAATATTGCCAACAATTTTTAGATATACCTAATCTATTTTGGACCATAGGATTGAATCATCCGGACTATCAAGGACTAACTGTTAGAAAGAAACAGATGGAAGGCATTGATAACTGTATGAAGTTAAACATGACAATTAAAAATGTCAGCTATACTCTCGAAACTATTGATCAACTAGAATACTGTTTAGACGAAATACAAGAGTTTGGTCGTACACTTAGTCCTCACAACTATAGAGTCCGAGTAGGTACAGATATCGGACGTCACCCAGGCGAGGAAAAAATATACTTGTCAGAATTAGTAGACATGGTCATAGATATTTGTAAACGCAAGGGTTGGGAATACAAATACGAACCATCATACGGGATTAGAGTACACTATCCATTACGTATTAATGGAATACTAGTTAAGATAATACAGTGGCCTGATGTACGCACTATCGACCTTGAAGAAGATCAAACAGAATCTTGGGCAGATATGTTACCGGGTAAACCTGTAAGTCCATTAGTCCATCAAGTTATACTACGAGATGGTGCAGTAAATAAAAACTTACCACTATACGATACAGTACCTGAAAAGTATCAAAGGAAATACGATGCACGGGATTAATGGTAAACCTTATTTCGATATGACTCCTTACCTAGATATGGTCGGGTTCGATAACTTACAGCCTGAGATATTATCAGGATTTGCTTTAGCTAGACATCATGCCAAGGAAGGTACATGGATGGCTCCAGGTTTTACATTTGATGATATGAGCTATAGAGTAAGTTGGAAACCTATATACGAAGCTATGCAAGAGTTTATGGCCTTGCCAGATACAGACCCTATCAAGCAAGCAGGTTTAAAATTAATGCCCAAGGATTTTAAAAACTTTCAAGAACGTAATATATTCACACGTTACTTAAAAATGGCAATAGGCGCATATGATCCATACATTTACTACTACTTGTGGGAAGAAGGTTCTTGGGATGATAGAACTGCTCCACGCAAACTAACACCTGAAGCAACCTTCTTTCCAGAAACTGTTAAATGGGTTGAAAGTTTAGTAGGCACAGTATTTGAAGACATCGGTCGTGTTATATTCTTCCACTGTGAAGCAGACGGCATACCATTTGAACACAGAGACCTAGATGCTAAGAATGGCGTTAACATAGTCAAACCGCACCGCAATGAGTTTATACATATTCGTCCTAATACTAAGAAAGCATTTTATTTGTGGGATCCTGAAACTAAAGATAAAACATACTTGAATACTCGTGCCGCATGGTGGAACGATGTAGACTGGCATGGTGGTGAGCGTATTATGGAACAAAGCTATGGCCTACGTATAGATGGCAAGTTTACAGAAGAATTTCGTAAACAATTAGGAATTGATCATTTAGAGACATACTAATGAAGTTTATTGGCAATTATAAATCCTGGATTGAAGAACAGGGCATCATGGAACACTTAACTAGTTGCAAAGGCGATAATACCCCAGTATGGCAACCTGATAGATGGAAAGGCAATCCTATTTTAGAAAAATTTACAGAAATGGCTCGTCCTGGATATTCTAACAATAAATTCTCTTTCCATCAGATGAATCCTAAATCTAAAGAAATGCAAGACTTTAAATGGTCGTTACCTGATGTTCCTGAAAAAAGAACTAATGTCAATTGGTGGTTTGTAATGTTGTATCCTGGCGAGTTCCAAGCTATGCATATTGATCCACAACTAACTGAAGTTAGTAATCCTGTACGATATACTATGTTCTTACAAGATTGGGAACCCGGACATATCTTTGTTTACGATGATAAAGTAGCCGCAAATTATAAAGCTGGAGACTTGTTTGAATGGAGTGATCCTATGACAATACACGGTCCTGCTAATATCGGATACAATACAAGATACACGCTACAGATTACTATGTACGATTAATATGTTAAGTCCTAAGTTAATAACATTCGCAAAAACTAAAAGTACATATCTTGTTAAGACTCCGGCAGACATGCTTCAATTTGGTTGCTTACAATATGCTATCAACAATGAGTACTTCGATGAGTACAGTAAGTTTGGATGGATTCCATATATCTCCGAAGAAGAAAAAAACAGTACAACAGATACTTCGTTTAGTTATTATATAAATGATATTGGATTTAGAGGTACCTATCCAAGCATTGACGACAAAAAGCTAATGGCATTCTTTGGATGCAGTATAACGTTTGGTCAAGGGTTACCCGAAGATAAAATCTATGCTGACCTAATTGCTCGTCACTATAACAAACAGTATTTAAATTTAGGAATTCCAGGTGCAGGTTGCCATCGAATAGCTTTAACATTTTCAGCGGCTGTTAAAGTGTGGGATATCGAAACAGCAGTTATAATGTTGCCACCATTTAGAAGATTTCATTATTGTGATGACGCTAATCATTTACAGTCAATCTTATTAACTTCTACGGAAGAACAAGATGATTTAGAAAGTATAAGAAAAGACATTGTAAAACATTTTAGTGATCAATTCTTAGCGTCACAAGCTATAGATGCTATACAGTGGATTATAGATATTGCTAAGTCAAAACAAATTAAGCTAGTACTAGCTACGTGGGATTTAGATACGAGCCAGTTAGTCAAGCTAGCTTTTGATTTAGATACTCTCGTGTTCAATATTAGTGATAGGGCTAGAGACGGACATCCTGGAACGGTCTCGCATCAAACATTCGCTGATACTGTAATTAAAAGCCTAGCAAGTGGAACATGTATTTGTTAGATAAGCTACCATTAATGCCATTGTGCCATTCTCTATAGTTCTGCCATTCTAATACAGATCCCTGGATCTTATTATAATGATACTCGTTACCTAATATGAATAACTGACCTACAGTAGGTTGGTTTATAAAAACAGAATAACGTTTTATAGTACCGTGTGTTAAATATTCTTTTTCGTTATCATCAATGTCATAATGATAGCCAGTCATGTATCCAGGTTCAACACAACTGATCCAACTACGCAATGGTGTTATGTTAAGTTGTACAGCAAGCTCTGCTTCTAAATCCTTAGTGTCATAATAGTTTGTCCACTTAACACTGTCTGTATTAAAATTACTATCCTTCCATAACTTTAGGATTTCTGCATATTCGGGATTATTCATATTCCATCGTGTAGGATCAACTGTAACTACCCTACCGTCCTTGAGATTAGATATTACCGAGTCCCAATTAATCATTTTTATATACTTCATTAAAAATATCAGAGAACACAGTATTACCCCATGCACGTTCTTTCAGATGTTTTGTTATTGTAATTTCAAAAAACTTTTTAAAATCGATGTAACCTTTTTCATCAGTTGATTGATCAAATCGATAGGCTCCATCTTTACCTATAATCCCTTCGATTATTTTTCTTTCTATAAAACGTTCTTCATAAGGAATTACAGCATAGTTGTCAATAGTTTTTAATTGACCATCTTTTGAAATGTAAAAACAGTTTGGATATAAAGATACCTTCCAGAATTTATTTGCCTTTGTTGAAATGAAGAAATCTTTCATTTGTTCCTTCCAATTGGGTATCTCTGCATCCAAATCTCTACCCGGAGTAAACAAAACTTGTGATAGTGTTTCTTTATTCCATTCCATAAAGATTTTTCTGTTCTTAGTATCTACATCATACAGTATTGGAGTAGTTTTAAGATGCGACAGTTGAGTTAGGAATTTAACATCTCTATGAAAGAACCATTCTATCAAATCCTCAGGTACTATTATATCCTCATCTGGACGATATTCGGGATCAAAACAATAGTGCGCACACATTACTGTTTGATCCGGATTGACTCTAGGAGTATATAATAAGTTTGAAGTATGTGGTGTTCCTGTAGGATTTAGTTTGTGATAGTATTCCCAAGTGCTAGTATCTGTCATTGTTTGCTCCAATTTAATTTTTTGTTAATGTATGATTGTACTTGATCTTTAAACTTTTGATCAGATGTATCTATATCTGATAATTTGTAATCGTATATGCTTTCATAGGAATTTGTCTCGTGATATGCAAATAGTCTATCAGACAAGAACGGATTACATCCTCTAAGTCCTATAAAGCCTGCTTCTGAATAAAACTCTTGAACTAACGATTCAGCTTGATACCAATCCATTGTATCGTGCTTCCAAATAACGACATCGTTTCTAGTACTACCTACACCACCACCACGTGGAGTCGTAGATTTGAATACAACATTGCCTCTGCTGTCTTTAGTTACTTCGTATCCTGGATTTTGTCTTGCTTCTAATTTAACTAATCCATTGCTTACTAATTCTTTTGTAAACTTACTTTGATTAGTAAGTGTTTCATCATAGTCAGGTACTTCTAATATATGTGCGCTGGCACTTTGTCTAGTCCAATTAGTGTTAAGCCATTCCAATGAATGATGCCATGACTCTGTAGTCTCACCCGGAATCCCGCATATCATTTGTATGTTAGCTCTATAGCGTCTAGGAGCATGAATGTCTGTATATTCTTGAAAGTCTAATAATCCTTGTTGTAACTTGTCAGGGTCCATGCCCTTACGTACAAGTTTGCCAGCGGCATGATTAAATGTTTCAATGCCCATTGAATGTCCTAGGAAGCCTAGTCTAATATAAGTGTCCCAGTGTTCTCGATGTTTAACGACTAAGTCGCCGCGGGCAAATCCACATATCCAAGGATTGTATCCTAGTTCATCTACTGCGTCTGCATACTTCTGTAGTTTCTCAGGACGGTCATTAAATGTTTCATCCATTACACGCCAATTAACGATACCCCACTTTTCAAATCCAGACTGCATTTGTAGTTTGAATTGTTCTTTGCTTACACTAACATCTTTAGCTTGTCCAATGATAGGAAAGTTACAGTAGCTACAACTAAACATACAACCACGTGCTGTTTCAATTTGCGGACATTCCCAGGGCATCATAAAATCTCGAGTTTCATAATCTACAAGGTAACTATCCAATGGCGCACTAGGATAATGATGTAGTCCACGTATAACTTTCTTACTGCCAAAGAAAGCAGAGTCTGTCATTAAAGGTGCGCCCAGTGTACCGATTAAATGTTGGCATAATGCTAATACAGCATTTTCACCGTAACTATCTACCCAGTAGTCGACATTATCTGCAGGCGTAGTCAGTGCGTTGTTTCCACCAACTACAACAGGGATACTAGGGTATTCTTGTTTTAACCAATTAATAAATTCGTTTAAATATGGGCTCCACGGATTTAAAAATGCAGTACCAAAACAAAACATTACAGTCTTATCAGTCGTTCTACTTTGAACTAACTCTTGTAGTTCTTCTAAAGACCAAAATGCTGTAAAGTCTATCACTTCGGCATCCCAATCATTCATTCGCAAGTATGTAGCCACTCGGTGTGTCCATAGGATCCTTTCCCATCGCTTGCCAGTTAAGGAAAAGAATAATGCATGATTCATAGTATTTTAAATTCTTCTGGTAACATACGTTTAAATGATTCTAATCGATCCTGCTCTATATTAAATTTTATTGTCACAGCACCTTGTGTAAAACTGTTTATGAATCCTGCTTTGTTTGCATCGTTAAACCAAGGACTCATCGTATTGTCAAACAGGAATCTGGCATGATTAGGATTATCCATACTAGTAGCTAATGATACTTCGACTGGGTTTTTTAGTTTATTCTTTTTTAGTAATTTTCTAACTACTAACTGGACTCTAGCTTTACGACCAAAGTTAGTAGCAGTATGTAGAAAACTTGCATCCATATCATACCAAATACCATCCTGTGTGAGTGGGTGCATGATATCTCTAACTAAGTCTATTAGATAGCTGTTGTCGCCTAGTATATTCAAATGGTAACGGTCATCTATGTCGGCATGCGTTTGGTAGCATTGGCCTGGATCCAAAATAATAATCCTTGCTTCACCTTTGACCGCAGGCAAACTGTTATAAAGTGTTTCCCAAACTGTGCCTTTATATTCATCTTTGATGATCCACGGATCGTAAAAGAAATCACCGGTTGGCTGATTGATGGTTGTTTTCATTGCACCTTTTGGTAAATGGTTACAAGCCTCTTGATATAATTTTGGATCGACTGTATAATTAGTAGGAGTGAGCATGAAATATTTATGTGCTACTATAATGATGTAAATAAAACATGAAAACTAAAATCGCACCAGAATACGATCCAAAATTTTTAGAAACAGAAAGACCTCAACCCCTAGTAGATAATCAAATTGAATCGTTGATTCAAGAGGTAATGTCTGGTAAATTGGATAAGGATATTAGCGATCAAGTCTATACTAATTTCAAAAAGGAAATGACCGCTTGGTTGTTACAGTCTAAACTTAATACAATTACAGGACTAGATGATTTCAATCGAGTAGATATCATAAATGGATGTACACAGTTTATAGACACAACCTACATGAATGGTCCTGTACAAGTACTAGCAGGCGACTATAGATATCATACTCGTCTAGGGAACTGGTATACATATCCTGGATTTTTAAATCAAGAAAAACAACTAGTTCTAGCGTGGCCGTTTCCTAGTACCGGCGACACTCACGAACAGATAACGGAGATATTAGATGAAGCGAGAGACAAAGGTATTAGTGTACATGTGGATGGCGCTTGGTTTACTTGCTGTCGCGGAATTAACTTTGATGTATCTCATCCTGCAATCAGGTCTGTAGGTATAAGTTTGAGTAAAGGATTAGGACTAGGGTGGAATAGGATCGGCTTACGCTGGACTAAGGACACAAGTGCAGATGCTGTTACTATAATGAATGATTTTAACATGAACCTCAGAGCCCCTGCTATGATCGGATTGCATTTCATTCGTAACTTGCCAGCCGACTACTTGTGGAATACACACGGAGAACAATACTATAAAGTATGTTCAGATTTTGATTTGACTCCCACTAAGAGTATCTACTTAGCATTGCGAGACGGTCATCCGGTTGGTGTGAGTCCTCTTATAAGGTATCTCGATAATGTCTAGATTAATAACGTTCGGAGATAGTTTTACCTACGGACACGGATTGGCAGATTGCCACGTTGCTCCTGATCTAGCCGGAACTAATCCTAGTGAACTTGCATGGCCTGCTTTATTAGGAAATAAATTAGGTATGACAGTAGTTAATGAATCAAAGCCGGGTAACAGCAATATAGAAATATTAAGAGACATTTTAAATTTTAAAGATATCCTACCGACAGATCTAGTAGTCGTAGGGTGGACTTTTGTAGTAAGAGATTATATTTTTAAAAAAAACTTATTAGGGTTTGATACTTCTTTTAAAGTAAGCCCTTGGACTAAAGACACAGGATTTATTAAAAATTGGCTTTCAGTGCATAACAACTATGATCTGTCAATCCGATCTGGATTGAATATGCATCATGCGAGCTGTTTCTTAAAAACTAAAAATGTACAACAATATCATTTCTGTGCCCATCAAGAGTTGTTTGATGTAATGCCTGAGTTTACACTAGTTCCTGAAAATTTTATAGATGGAAAAATATTGCCAAGGATAGACAAGGCATTTGATAATAGTCATCCCGGACCTCTAAGTCATCAGCAGGCCGCTAACAAATTATATGAGACCATTAATGAATCAAAGTAAAACATTTTGTATGCATCCGTTTACAGGACTAGCCACTAGAGAAGATGGTGCTGTACAGGCATGTTGTCGTAGCCATCCTGTCGGATTTATACAGGAACAAACCTTAGAAGAAATCTGGAACAATGATACAATGAAACGTATACGTAAGTCAGTACTTACAGACATACGTCCACCAGAATGTGATCAGTGTTTCAGTCTAGAGGATCAAGGTGTCGAATCATTACGACAGCGTCATGTGAACGGTCGTATACCCGAAGCTAGGGTCAAGCTATATCCTAATGCGTTAGATGCGTTATGTGAAGATTATAGTATGCCGTTTGAAATTCCTACTATAGAGTTAAAATTAAATAATTTGTGTAACCTAGCATGTCGCATGTGCCATCCAATGGATAGTACAAGTTGGAATGACTGGAGTGAGGTTAAAGAGTTTTATAAAGCAGAAGGCAACATCATGTATGCTATTGTTGAAAAACATGATTTAGAAAACAAACCACATTTAGATAAGTTTCAAGATAATCCAGAATGGTGGGCTAGTTTAGAAAAGTTATTGCCTTACTTCCGTCGTGTAGAGTTTGCAGGTGGCGAACCATTAATGGATCCGCAACACTATCGCATACTTGACATGCTCGCCCCATATGGTCATCAAATAGAAATTAAGTACGCAACTAACTTAACTATGCTAGGTAAAAGTAATCGCAATGTTTGGGAGTACTGGCCTAAGTTTAAATCAATCGCAGTTAACGTTAGTATAGATGGAATTCAAGATAGCTATGAATATGTTCGTACTAATGCTCGTTGGGCTGAACTCATTAACAATATTAGACAAATACAAACTATTCCTAACATCAGTCGTATTGTAGGTGCTGTTACAGTACAAGTAAGCAATGTAATGGTGTTGGATAAAATAATAGAATATTTTTTAGATAACATCGGAATCGTATTTCATACACATCGAGTAGCATATCCTAAAGTACTAAGTGCCCAGGTATTGCCTAAACCATTGAAGGCATTAGCTATTCAAAGATTAGAAGCAATCAAACTTCGTGTTCCAGATTTTAAAATGGTCAAGCAACACCCTGAACTATTAGCGTATACTCTAGGACAAATACAAGACAATATAAATTATATCAATGCTATCGATCAAAGCGATAAGTGGGAAGACTGTGTAGAATTTAATCGTAGATTAGATGCTAGTAGAAACAGTAAATCTTTTACAGATGTTACTATGGAGTTTAAAGACTATGTTTAAAGTTACTAGTCGCTGGCCTCATCAGAATAGTATTAAGATCGAATGGAATCTTGGCAAGCGTTGTAACTATGATTGTAGTTATTGCCCGAGTAGTATACATGATAACTCAAGTCCGCATACTGATTTAGAAATACTTAAAGCAACTGTGGATAAACTAGTAGAATTAGGTAAACCTATCCGTCTTAGTTTTACAGGTGGCGAACCTACAGTACATCCTAAGTTTAGAGAACTTGTTCAGTATGCTAAATTTAAAGGCATTAGTTGGATTAGCGTAACAACTAACGGGACATTACCTTATGAGTTTTATGCTAGCCTGCCTGTAGATCAATATGTGTTTAGTTTACATTTAGAATACAATTGGTCGCGTGTATACAACACTATGAGTAAACTAGCCGATTCTACTAAGATTAAATTAATAGCACAAATCATGTGTCATCACGATCATATGACTTCAGCTTATACGCTATTTGCTAGATGTCTTACTGATCATATTCCAGCAACACTAAGACGTATTCGTTGGACTGAAGGTGACCACGATTTGTTTGATGATATGCGATATCATCCCGATGATTTGTTATGGATTAAGAAACAAGAAGCAACAGTACAAGGCAACTGTGTTATAGACGATACCCAAATTATCCACGCCAACGATGTAATCAAATTGCATTTTAATCAATACAAAGACTGGACTTGCAATGCAGGTTTAGAAAGCCTAATGATAAATTGGGACGGAGATGTACACAGAGCAACTTGCAGGGTCGGCGGTAGCCTGGGCAACATATACGAAGATACCTTTGTTGCTCCTAGCGAACCTGTAACGTGTGATCGTAATTTCTGTACCTGCGCGGCAGATATTCCATTAACTAAGTCTAAACTTTGATTGATGTGTTTCACAAGAACATAGGCAGTTCTTGATAGAACAAATCGATGATTTAAATTCGGGGTCAAACTTTTCTACAAAGTCGTTATCTAAAATATTAAAACTATAATCTAATCCATATATTGTTTGTTGACAGGAACCTTGTATTTCACCGGTCCAATTGATATAGACGTTGTCTAAACCTATGTCGCAGTTCCACCCTTCAAAGCCTGTCCAGTTTTTATTAATGTAAGTATTAGACTTGGCTTTAATTGTTTTACCATTATCAAGTGTTGCTATACTTTCATATATACGCATTTGGCCACCGAAGATGAGTTTTCGATTTTTCCAAAGCCATATTAAATTAGGTATTCTTTTTAATGGATTTTTTAAAAAACTTTTTTGTTTTTTTGTTAATTGAATATCACTAGCATCTATGACTTTTATACCTTTAATGCTTGAAACCTCTGGCTCAATAACTTCACAAGTCATAAGGATCCATTTGTGTTTACTATTCTTTTTCATATAGTCGATAACATCCAATCCTTCCTGCCAATGTTTCCTATCCATTAGTACCTTAACAGTTACTTTTTTATTAAGCTCAAAAAGCGTATCTGCTACAGCAATCATATGATCTGGATCAGCTTGCGATATATGATATGACAAGTGAGCATTATCTATTAGATGCCCATATTCTTTCCACCAGCGTAGAGTCCTCGACCCATTACTGATTAAACTAAAATAGATATCATTTTCTTTTTTAATTGCTTCTATAAACTGTGCAAGGTCTCGCCATAATGTAGGCTCTCCGCCTGCAAGGCTTAGATGTATTTTAGTCTTACCTAGCTTTGTACGATAACGTTCGATCATATGATTGAAGTTTCTAATTATAAGATCTAAATCAGCAGGAGATCGATAGTCCCCAGCATTACTGCCAGGCCAGCAGTACTCACACTTATAATTACAAAGATTATTAGGATTCCATCTTATTGCTAAGATGTGAGGTTGCTGAGTCGATACTATCTTTATAGGGGTCATAGCAAATGAGCAAGCTCAGGGAACGTTTTAGTAAAATCTGTTTTGCGTTGTTTATCTAAGGTAGTAATATATTCTCGAAAATCCGGAAGTAGATGTGTATCATCTTCTTCGTCCATCCAATCGAGTATACCTTCCCAACGTTTCCATCCCCAAGGATTCTTACCTAGAGATTCATCATCTTTATTATTTTCTTCTAACCAAACTTTTAGTTCTTCAAATTTTCTACGAACTTCTAATTTGTCTTCTTTGGGAAGTACACGTAAACTTAGCCATGTAGGAATCCATAATAGGTGTACACCTATCAATCCGCCGCCCTGTGTATACCCGCTAGCGTTTACTTGTTTGTTAACCTTTTTAAAGCCGCTAGACACTTTCCATCTTATAAAATCTGGAATATGTTTAATGTTTAAAATCTGTGCGGCTAGTGCTATAGTAACATGAATGTTATCAGGAGTGTTATCTAGTTTGTGTAGATTCGTTACAATAGTGTCCCAGTCTGATGGGAAACGTATATAATGGTTACGATCGTCCATTCCATCTAAACTTACTCCAACTTTAACTACTTTAAAATTTTTCCATAATTCGATAATCGAATCATCTAGCATTAAGACATTGGTATTGTAACGTAGATGTATTTGACCAGCGTAACCTCTGCGAACGATCTCTTCTAAGAAAATCTTATGTTCTTTAATGATCAAAGGTTCGCCACCAGCAAAATACAACTGCCGAATGTTAGGTATTTGTTCGTATATCTCTTCCCAGAATTTAGGATTCTCATGCCAGTAGTTATTAAACTCTTTTGGATCCCATCCCATTTGTTTTTTAATCAAAGGACTTTGAAATATAGGGAATACCTTTTTATGATCAGGAACCCACATACTGCTATCATGCGGACTGCACATGATACATTTTAAATTACAAGTATGTCCAAGTCTAAGATCTAGATACTGCAACTTATAAGGAACAGTACCATCTTCTTCTGTATTGTTAATCAATTCAGGAATATCAAGTTTATCTAAGTGCCATGCACCGGTTTCCCAAATACGCTTACTTACGATTCCGTTAGACTCTTCTTCAAAACATTTTGTACAACTACTAGGAATATTTCCCTCTAGCATTAGCTTACGTACAGAACGCATATAATCACTATTGAATACTTGACTAGGTAACTCGTTTCCAAAGTTACTAGGATCTCCATCTTCTTTCTTTACAAGTCCTACTCCGTAGTCTCCAGAGTACGATCCGGATGCGTTTGCTACACAGCAGATACGTGCATCACCATTTGGTCTGGTTGCAAGATGTATCCATGGGATAACACAAAATGATGCTGATCCGGTTACTTGTTCTAGTTGTTGTTGCCAACTAGCAAGTTCGCTGTTTTCATGTTTCATCCAAAATACTTTATCCATTTTGCTCTACCTTAATTTTTTGATCATCTATACTTATAAACGGACTATGAGGTCCACACATTATTATGCAGGTACTACTGGATTTTTCATTCCATTTTTTCTGCCACATGGTTTGCCACTGCTCAGTTTCAACAATAGTTTTTAATCCTGTTTCTAATACATTCAATCTTGGAAATCCTAACACCTGCTGACGAACTTTTTCGCCTTCTTCTATAACTGAATCTTCTTGAAATAGATTATATGATTTTAATAAATCAACATCATAATTTGTATGTAAAAACGCACCAATCATACAGCACGGACTTAGTTGATAGTGTGCATCAATAAACAGTTCTTTGTCTTTAATTGCTACACAATTAATCTTATCTGCATTGGGCCAATTTTGATGTCCTGTTAGATCCTGTTTACTTACAAACTTAACAGTACTGTCCGATGGTTGTTCAAGATTATATAAAACTTTTCCCTGACTGTTTACAACTGGAAATGGGCGAGCATGTCGTCTGCTATTTTTCACAGTAAACTTTTTAAAGCCTGTTTGTTTGGCTACTAGTTCTGCGGCATCAACTTGATGTTCATTATGCTTGAATCTAATAAACATCCATTCAGCAAGACCGCCCGCATCGATAAATGTTTTAGCGTTCTTTAAAATTAAATCATAGTTAGTACCAACACGATATAAACTATGAGTATCTGCTAGACCGTCTAATGCAAATACTACGATATGACGACTAGGCAACGCATCATATAAATTTTTCCACCAGGTAGTAGACCTTAAGCTACCGTTAGTATGTATTTCAATTCTAACATTAGGCGCAGTAGTCTTAACATATTGGCACATATCAATAAGATCAGCGTTCATTAATGGATCACCGAAATTGCCACAAAAATTAACAGTATCTAGTTGCTCTAATACGTCTATTGGAAATATTTTTATAAAATCAGCTAGTGTCCATTCATTGATGGATAGCAACGGATTTTCTATGCCGCCATGTATATTACGAGGACACATAGGACACGACGCTTGGCATCGATTAGTAATTTCCACGTGAACACTTTTGAGTTCATCAAACCTAAACATATTTCTTTCCTATAACCATATAACGAGTATACAACGGCAATTCTAATTCACCTGCCCATGCTACATTAATGTTACATTGTTTTTTAAATTCTTCTAAACTATTTGCAATTCTAATATGTTCATCTATCTGGTAGTTGTTACTTTGTAATACCAATAGTTGATTATCCTGGCGTTTGCCTAACCATGTATTATATTGGTCTTGTGTTATATGTTCACAACTGGTATTAATAACAACATCAACGAAAGATATTAGATTACACATATCTCCAGTTATTGCCTGAAATCTTCCCTGTATCTCTTCGCCCTTATTCATCATAGTAGCAATAGGCTCGCATGTAGTATCAATATCGAGACTAGCAATACGTTTAATAGGAATACTACTTTGAAATAACATACTAGCTAGTACGCCTACCCATCCGCCATGTATTTCGATACTAACAGGATCGTCCTTAACTGAGATTTGCATACCCAAAGCTTCAATCAACCATTCTTTACTTTTAAGTTGGCCAGACCAAAAGGCATCCATAGTTCGCATAGGATCTGGGCTTTGTCGGATAGCTTGCATCCAATGATGTAAATGTTCTGTATCAATTAACAAACTGTTCTCCTAACTTATCAAACTTGCCGCATTGCTTACTACATTCCACTAATGGCTTGGTCGCCCATGTATCTTCTATTTGTTTAAAATATCCAGCTTCGAATATTTCTGTTATTGTAGAATCATTGAGATTAGGAAACAGTCCTACAGCATCCATATAATCAATCCTATTATCTTGATTAGGCAATTGCCAAGAAAAGTCTAACCAACAACAGGGACTGATTGTACCATCTGCCGCGATATAAATTTGTTTATATTTTTGAGCCTTGCATTGTATTTCCGAAGGTACTGTTGATAATACGTTTGAAGTTAATTTTTTACTAACTTCTGTAGGATATAAAATATTAATAGTTTTACCAGACTCATCTAGTACATTAAACTTGCCGTCTTTAAATCTACTAGTGTGTTTAGTTGTAAACTTTTTAAATTTCATATCATCGCTTATCTTGCGACAATCTTCTATTTGATGTTCATTATGCTTGAACACTAACATATGCCATTCGGCATTACCACCTGCTTGTATAAAGTTCCAAGCATTGGTTATAATTTTATGCCAATCTGTGCCTATTCTATAAAGGCGGTGTGTATCCTCTAATCCATCGATACCAAATGTAACTTTAACATCGGTACGGGCTAGTGATTGCCACCATTGCTGGTCCCTAGCACTTCCATTTGTATGAAGGCTTAATTTTATAGTAGAGTTTGTTTCTCTCAAGTATTGAAATATTTCTAAACAGTCTCGTGCAATAATAGGATCACCCAGGTTACCACACATAAACAAACTATCTAGTTGTCGAATAAAATCTGCTGGGAACCAATTCTTAAATGTTACTAAATCAATTTCAGTTATTTCAAATAAAGGATTTATTAGACCGCCGTTGATGCGCCGTGGGCACATAGGACACCGTGCTTGGCATTTGCTGGTTAGTTCTAAATGAACATCTCTAATATCTTCTAATTTATACATTTTGGTATCTTGCTGTCTGCACTACTAACACATCTAGCAGTTATACATTTTTTCGGTTCAGAAAATAAAGTAAAATCGTCTAGTGTACCTAACGGTGCTTCGTGACAGCTATAAGCACGTTTGACCTCATTACCTCTTATTATAACACTCTGATATCCACTATTGCAAGTCCAATTGGTGAAACTATTAAATCCTAATGCATTAAACCGTTCAGCTTGATCGATGAAGTAATCGTTCTCACCATCGGTAAGTCTAATCTGGAACCCTTCTTGCTGTTCAAAATCATCCTGCATGATCTTAACCATTTCAGGAGAGTAGCCATCTACAATAGCAGTAGCCGTATCATTACTTTGTGGTTTAAGGGTAACATTGATTCCACGGCTACGTAATCTATTACAGCGTTCTAAGGTTTCAAAAAAATGTTCTGGTACCATTACTTGGTTAACAGTTACATGTACACGTTCATACATTAACTGTAGGCACTTATCTCCAAACTCTTGCTCTCGAGCGAACTCTGCGTGAAAGCTGGCTGTGATACTACGACGTTGTAGTAATTCGGTATTGGTACACCAATTCTTCCACCATTTGCTACCTGGACTTAAATTAGTAGTCATGTGTATACTTTGGTAACTACTTTCAAGTTCGTCCAGATGTTTTACTAACTCTGGTAACTGTTTATATGCTGTAGGCTCACCACCCGAGAAGCTCCAGTGAAATTGAGTAAATCCATTTGCACGAGCTTGACGTTTTATCTCATCTATGGTATTCTTATATACATCTAAGGTTTGATAGTCCATCTTATCACTGCGAGCATAGGGCCAGCAGTAACTACATTTATAATTACAAAATCTTCCTAAGATCCAACTAACGTTAAATAATGGACGGTCCAACATAGTTTGCTGTCCAAAGTGTGTAATCTTTTCGAATGGTATGGTTGAAAATTGCATTGACAGTATTTAAGTGCGAATGTATAATTAGCTGGTAGACGTGAGTGGAACATGGTATACCTCCTCCTAGTAAGCTGACCCCCAGCTGAACGGAGGGAATTGGGCTAGCCCATTGGGCGCCTTTGCAGGTTCGAATCCTGCCGTCTACACCAATTTAATAACTAACTACGCAAATGAAAAAAGTAGCATCGAGTCCAGAACGCAATACCTTCCAAGTAGAAGGAGTAATCAGGCGGGCGGAAGAAGCAGGCGAAGAGCCCGATCAAGCATATATCGAAATGTGGGAACAGATTAAGATCGATGATGCTAACAAGATTAATGATCCCGAGTGGCAAAAGAACAACATGGAGTATGACCTGCGTAGTTCAAAGGAACTATGCGATAAGGCAAAGGCCAGTGATACGTATGCTCAAAACTTGTATGCGGCCATGTGCAATATGACTTGGCAAAGCAGAGAATTTTGGCAAGAACTAAAAGGTGAAGTTTGGTCGTGCAGTTGGCGCCATAGTGGTGGTATTGTTGCCGACATGCGTGAACAAGGCGACTACATTGATTGGTACTGTAGTGGTATTGGTAATGACGATGCTGGCTATGGACTAGATGCCCGACCAGCGACAGGTTATGTGCCAGAGGGTACCGTGACTGAAGAAATTGAATTAGACTTAAATCGGCTAGGTTGGAGGCCGGTTCCTTGGGCAGATAACGATGAGTAAAGTAAATAATTATATGGAAAAATTAACATTTAACATAGACGACATTTTTGAAGACATTCCTGGTGATCCAGATAATGTCATTATGAAAATCCCTCCAGAAATTATCAAACACACTGGATGGAGAGAAGGTGATACACTTAACGTTGAAGTTGAGGACGGTGCTATTGTTATTAAAAAACTATGAGTAATAAAGATAATATACTAGAACTAACAGGTATAGTTGATGAAGTATTACCAGCTAACATGTTTAGAGTTAAAGTAGAAAACATGCCAAACTTACTGTTATGTTACATGGGTGGCAAGTTAAAGCAACACAAGATTAGAATCATTCAAGGGGACTCGGTTAAAATTGAAGTCAGTGCTTATGACCTAAGTAAGGGCAGAATAACCTATAGATTATGAACTCAATAATGGAATCCGTTTGTGCTATCTGTAATAATGTAAGGACTAGCACAAAGCAAGGCCTGAATTTCCAACAGCTGATAAATCGAGTTCGACGTGAGTTTAAATTAAGCGATATACAAATAAAGATATCTGCAAAGAGAGATAAGACCCTCAATGAAGATTGTATCTACGTAAATGGATTTTATGATCCAGAAGACGATCAAGAAAACGAATGTCCAATCGAATTAATCGTAACTCATAATTTTCCAAAAGACCTACTATGGTACCCTGTAAATTCTACTCTAGTATTGACACAGATATTTGATACAGTAGTACATGAACTGAGGCACCAGCGACAGTACAGAAAACGCAAGTTTAAAATTGGCCCACCTCGCGGAACTGAACACAAAGAATACCTAGCAGACCCAGACGAGATTGATGCATACTCAATCAGTATTGCCGCAGAACTAGTACGTAGTTTGGGTAGGATTAGGGCTCTTCGCTATCTGCATAACATCGGCACACTTAGCCGTTTCAAATTAAATCAGCAGTTTGTCAGTCCTTGTTTGAGCATGTATGTAGGTGAATTCCAAAATGTTTCGGATCCAATCATTAAAAGTTTAACCAAAAAGATCTATATACGTTTGAAAAAGATTGACACAGATGTAGTTTTCCTGTAAAATACAAAGTATATTAACTCATGTAGCGAGCGAGCAATGTCCAAAAAAGAGTTTCCCACTCAGCAGGTGCTAGAACTAGCCTGTGCCGCTCAACGAGTAAACGGTTCCTATGTCAAAGAAGGTGAAGTAGTATATGCCGCTGATGGTGTTGCCATGTACTCTAAACAGCCTAATAAAACTCTAATGTTGTACACGTTAGATGATACCAAAGTTATTCCAAATGTAAAAGCACTTAAGATTTCTCCAGAGGATGTAGTTCGTGCAGAGGAAATCAAAACTTACTACAAGCGATTACTGTTTGCGGCTATTGATGGTGAAAACGATTTCCTAATTACTATTAATAGTATTTTGGCTAGCGAAACTGTTAAAGAAAATCAATTTGGGTATGTAGCATGCCTGCCTAGTGTACAACTTAGAGATGCGGATCAAAATCGAATTAAAAAAGCCGCACGTCAAGTTGATGAAGGATATCTAGCAGATATCGGTAGTACAGTCAAAGACTTAGATGCAGAAATACTTTCATCGATTAAGTCAAAAAACTTTGAAGGTTACAATATTGATGCTATAATAAACAATAAGATGGTATCTTGGTTAAACAAGACAAATTTGGAATTAGGTCCATGTGTCATTGTTAAGGCTAAGGTTAAGGATCATAACAAGCACTGGAAACATCAAAACGATGTTACTAGACTAAATTTTGTGAAAGCCGCACAATGACTTATTCTTGGATATTGATAGTTGCAATGTATAGCCCAGCAGGTGACTTCATGGGCAAAAACACTGTTGAGTTTGAATCAAAGAAAACTTGTGAATCAGTTAGAGTACAATTATCTAAATTAGATAATCCAATGCATGTACATCATAAAGGTTTATGTGTAACACGAGATCATTGGGAAGGTAAGAAACAAATGCCTGGTGTAGCGTACGATTAGGAAAAATTATGAAAAAAGAATATGACGAATACTTGTGTAAGGTATATCCAAAGATGATGGTGAACCGCAACAAGAACATGCAGGAAACTTGTATGTGTTGGGGATTTGAATGTGGTGACGGCTGGTTCCAGATCCTTAATCAACTTATGGGTAATATTCAGCATCACATCGATTGGAAGGAAAGACAGCGTGAAGTCGCTATCAAATTTAGAAAGATAGCTGAACAACTCAAAGCCGGTGACTCTACATTATTCGATGAAGACATGAAAGATGTAATCAATCTGGAATACAAAGAAAAACGTAAGCAAGAACTTATCGATGATCCATTGCGTGAAATACCCGACCCTATTCCGCAAGTAACTCTGGATCAAGTCAAAGAAAAGTTTGGTACCCTGCGTTTTTACTACTCAGGTGGTGATGACTACATCAGCGGACTAGTGTCTATGGCAGAATCAATGAGTGGTGTTACTTGTGAAGAATGTGGTAAGCCTGGAACACAGACCAGTGGTGGTTGGATTAAAACAGTATGTGTAGAGCATGGTGGTGAAGATTTTGATACTCCGGAAGATGAATACTTAGCAAAGGAAACAGAATGATTACGATTAAAGAATGGATGGAACTAACAGACTATAAAATCACTGAAGGTAGTGATTATGGTTGGTCGTGCTACGGCCCTTACAGCTATACACTAGATAGCTGGAATCGAGTTCACGGCAAAGGTGGATATAGCTTTAGTATTACGTTTAGCACTAAGAGTCAAAAGGTATACGAAGTGCAAGTGCATGACTATACTAATGATCGTGCCTATCGCATGATCAACCCTAAGTTTCAAAAGAAACATGAAAAAGAAGCAATGGAACGTGGTGTTGCTTTGAATGAAGCATGGGATGATGTTAACTATATCGATTTAGATGTGCTAGACGATTTTATCCAAAAGTCACTTGCTATCAAAGCAGGCGAGGACTATGATACACGAGTGCAAGTTCCGGTTGACTTTTCGGATGAAGATCTGTTACAATATATGAAGATGGCGCATGAACGTGACATGACCTTTAACGATTTCGTTGAAGAAGCACTACGTCATGCTCTTGTAGAAGTCGAAGCTGGTCGTCTTACCAAAGAAGATGCTCAAAAATTTGTTTTAGAAAGTGCCGAGAAGCCTTGGCCATTTGCGAAAGAAAAAAGCGATGAAGATCAAACTAGTTTCTGACCTACATTTAGAGTTCAGTGACTGCAACATTCAAAATGATCAAGACTATGATGTATTGATCCTTGGTGGTGACATTATGGTTGCCCAGGATCTCCACGACCATCCTGAGATGGACTACGGTATGTACACTAACATCAATTTGGAAAGTCTTGGTCGCCGTCAGCGTAAGGCACAGCAGTACAGAGACTTTTTGAAGCGTTGTAGTTTTCAGTTTCCGCATGTTATCTACATCATGGGCAATCACGAATTCTATCACGGCAAGTTCTATGGTGCTATTGATTACATGCGTGAAGAATGTGCTAAGTTTCCCAACGTCTACATGTTAGAACAGGACACAAAGATTATTGATGATGTTGTATTTGTGGGTGGGACACTTTGGACTAACATGAACAAGCGTGACCCACTTACCATGCATGCCATTGAAGGTATGATGAACGACTTCCGTATCATTCGTAATGACTTTAGAAGCTATGCTCCTATGAGTGCGTTGGATGTTGCTATCCGGCACGATAAGACTCTTGCCTATATCAAGATTGTTGTAGAGCAAAACAAAGATAAAAAGTGTGTTGTAGTCGGACATCACAGTCCTAGTTTTCAAAGTTGTCATCCAATGTACGGTAACGATACATTGATGAATGGTGGCTACCACAGCGACTTGAGTGAGTTCATCATGGATCACCCGCAGATTGTTCTGTGGACACATGGACACACTCATCATCCGTTTGATTACATGATTGGTGAAACTCGTGTTGTATGTAATCCACGTGGTTACGAAAATGATGGTTACAGCGAAGATACTGGCTGGAACCCAAATATTTTATTGGAGATTTAAATGACAGAAGAAACAACCCAAGCATCAGTTAAGGTTAGCGATATGATTCGAATCACTGCTGAAAATCAAAATACATTTTTGATTCAAATAGCAGATCATATTGATAAGCTAGAACAAGCTATTGACGAACTTCGTACTCGTGTTAGTACTATGGAGCAGGCAAATGAGCCAGATAATACGGCACAGTGATACTTGTCAAATTAAAATGGCCAAGTCAAGTAAGATGACTGAGGCAGTTGTGCAGGACTTTGAAGACAAGGTCCTGCTCAATGTAGTTGTAGGTAAAGCAGTTAAAATTAGTATGAAATGGAACGGCAAGTGCTACGAAGGTCGCAATGCCGGAATGGACTTCGAAAGTGTGGGACCAACTGTCACACGCACATCTACGGGAAGCAGAGGATAATATGAAAATTGGATTAAGCTATAGTCGTTGTGTCAGAGACATTGTTGACGGAGTAGTTGACATTGACGATGTGTTAGTTGTCATTGCCCGTACAGATTTTGATCCACATGATGATGAACAATGGGCAGGAATTTGGGAAGGCTATGCCGGAGGCTCCGCTCCCCAAACAATGCGTGGACTGTTTGGTGGATCCAATCCAGAATGGTTTGGTACTTCTGACGAAGACGAAGACCGTTATCGTAGTGTCAGCATCGAACTTTGGGAAACAGGCAAGTTTCACCAACCACGTAAGTTTGGCGCACATCCTACTCGCCGTCCGGAAATTTGGTTAGAAGCAGTTCTGCCAAATAGTGAGCTAGAGGCAAACCCTGCCGCTAAAATGGCTTGGGAAAAGTTCCAAACTATTGCAGGACTTTCGAGCGTCGAATTGGATGACAAGTATCGATAATTCAACTATACTAACAGTATTGTAAATTATCGAAAGAGCAAATGAAATATATTGCCATTATACTAGTGTTAGCTCTAATAGGATGCACAGAAGATCAGGCCGCTCCGGTTAAGGATCTTACCTATAAAGAGCTAGAGGCGCTCCCAATGAATTGTCAGTATGCCAACGAGCAACTTGCCGTACTCAAAGATCTTCAAAAGTTAAAAAACTTCAATTCAGATCCAGATATGCTTACCGAAGGTGCTCAATTATATAACGGACTGCTAAAAGCTAAAATCTGGTGGTATGCATATAGGTGTGCTAAATCATGAAAAAACTTTTATTAATTTCGGCTGTTATCAGTCAAATGGCATTTGCTGAATGTGATGTTCGTTCGGCTAGTATTAATCAAAACCAAACCCAGGTAGGCCCGGTAACTAATTTAGTCAAAAGTCTATCGGCTAATAAATGCTCTGTCAAATTTCAAATAATGGTTAATGGTAAGAATCAATCCCTTGAAGGATCATGGTCGGGCACGGATCCTGCAGAATACCTATGTAACTACGCCATAGAACAGACTAGGAAGGAATTTTTAGTAACTATGGGCGGAACTTTTCGGACAGATGCTGTAACTGCTTGTATTGAAGGTAGAGCTCCCCAAAAGAAGCTTAAAATTGGAGATGCTATTTTGGAGGCGGAAGTTGGACCTAGTCCAATTAAACAATACTTTATGTATGACATGTCAAGATGTAGAATGTTCCAAGAACGTATCGATACTGTAGATAGAACAGTCACATACAATGGAGTTATTTGCCAAATTAAGCATACCGATTATTGGAGAATCATTGACAAGTGGTAATTTGGTTATCATCATAGTTGACATTCGAGCACAAGTGCAGTATAATATTAACATGCAAAACACACACAGAAAGGCATTTATATGAAGGCATTCATAGCAGGCACAATCTTTGGACTAGTTCTAGCTACTGTTGGTTTCAGCGGTATTGCTAAAATGTTGGACAAAGGTGTAGATACGGTTAAAACTCAATCAACGGAGTTGGCAAAATGAAAACTTTTGTAGCATTAATTTTGGCTAGTACACTAGCCGCATGTAGTACAGTTTCAGGTGTAGGCAAAGACATTTCGTCAGCCGCTGACTGGACTAAAGAAAAAATGAATGGAAAATAAAATGAAAAAGATTTTTATCGTATTGCCTATTGTAGCCGCTTTGACCGCTTGCGGAACTACTGATGTATATCAAAAACGTGCAGACAACGAACGCCAATATAAAGAGCGTCAAGTTGAACGTGCTATTGATCAGGCTCCTAAATGGATGACTGTTACTCCACTTAGTAACTCAGCTGTCTATGCCGCAGGTACTAGTTCTAGTGGTGATTACTCAATGGCATTTCAAAAGGCCAAAGCTGATGCCTATGGTAAGATTTGTATGACTGCTGGCGGTACTGCTAGTCAACGTACTAAAATCTACAAAGCAGATACTGCTGATGCAAGTACTGAGTTGAGCGAAATGGTGCTCCGCACTTCATGTAAGGAAGTTGATCTTACTGGTGTAGAAACAGCAGAAAAGAAAATCGTATCAGAAGGTAATCGCTTCCGTGCGTATGTATTAGTTGCATTGCCTACAGGTGATGCTAACATTTTGAAGAAGGCTAAAGAGCAAGCCAAGCTGAATGAAATTGCGGCGGCACGTGCTCCAGAAGCATTTAAAGAATTAGATAAACCACAGTAATATGAAAACGTTTGATACATTTGAACAAGTAGACAACATGGGTGCCTGCGTTAAGCGGCCCATTGTTGTTCATGCTAAAAAGATTGATGAGGAATTCCGAGTCAATACACTAGAAGGCAATTACAAACAAGGCAAGCCTGGCGACTACCTGATGAAGGGCATCGACGGCGAGCTTTATATTTGTGATGGACCTATTTTCGAAAAGTCGTACGATTTTGTAAAATAAGGAAATATATGTTTAAAGAAATCTCAGCAATCGTAGTTGGTTGGATAGCTCTTATTGTTGTAGCTATGTTTGGTAGCTTTTTTGCCTATCAGTACTTTGCGCCTAAGTATCGTCAAGTAGACAATGAAGTGTTCAAACAAAGTGAGCAGTATAATGACGGCATGATCCGTGATTTGGAAAACTTGCAGATTGAATACATCAATGCCGATGCGGAGAAGAAACAAGCTCTCCGTGCTATTGTGTTACATCGTTTCTCGGTGTACCCAGAGGATAAG